ATGGTCTAATTTCACCACGAAACGAAAGCCTTCGGCACGAGCCAGCTGGTCATGACTTCGATTCGGCTTCGAATGGTTAGCATCGTTAGAGAACGGGACGCATCGGAAATAGGAGGTGTGATACTTGGGCATTCTGAGCCCAGAATCCATTCTCCGCTGGTAAATCTGCCCTCAAAGGGTCAAGAACTAATCGATTTCAGCAAATCTATCGGCCTAGACCTACTGCCCTGGCAGAGTTGGTTAGCAATCGAGGCCCACCGGGTCAAACCTGACGGGCGATGGCATTATCCGATTGTGTGCGCCGTGGTAGCCAGACAAAATGGCAAGTCTACTTTGATGATGTCTCGGATTTTAGCCGGGCTATTTCTCTGGAATGACCCGCTTCAGATTGGTTCGGCGCATCGACTCACGACCTCTCTGGAGACTTTTCGAGCTTTGGTTAACATAATCGAAAGTAACGAATCTTTATCATCTCAAGTTAAACGGATTCGATGGGCGCACGGTTCTGAGGAAATCGAGACCAATCATCGGACTCGGTATATGGTCAAGGCCGCCAATGCCGCCGCGCGAGGTATCTCTAGGCCAGAGACGGTCTTTATGGACGAGCTGCGCGAACACAAAGACCAAGAAGCCTGGGCCTCGATGAAATACACAATGATGGCCGCTGCAAATCCTCAAGTCTGGACCCTTTCGAATGCCGGAGACCAACACAGCCTGATTTTAAATCAACTCAGGGAAAGAGGTTTAGCTTCTGTCGCAGGATCATCTGATGACATAGGTTATTTCGAGTGGAGCGCACCTAAAGACGATATTTACGACGTCGAGGGATGGCGTTACGCAAATCCATCATTAGGTCGCACGATTCACATTGATAACATACGCAGCGCAACTAACGATGCGCCGGACGTCTTTCGGACTGAGGTCCTGTGCAGATGGGTTGACTCAATCAACCCGGCTATTCCATCGCTGGAGTGGGCTAGTTGCGAAAATAAAACAGAGAAGCTGGATGAGAGTCGCCGGACTTGGTTAGGAGTAGACCTTTCGCCTGACCGTCGACACGGTGCGCTGGTTGCAGCGCAACGTCTCGATTCAGACCGGTTTATCGTCCAGCTTCTCCATACTTGGCATAATCCGGTATCCCTAGACGATAAGGCGATTGCCAACGACATCGCGCCGTATGCCAGAAAATTTAACACCGAGCTTGTTGCCTACTCGAAGCGAACCTCTAGCGCGGTCGCAATGCGACTAGCACCGGCAGGAATCCGGGTTATGGACATCGACGGGGCCGAATACGCTCAATCCTGCGACGAATTACTTGGAGCGGTAACAAGCGGCCGCCTTGTTCATAACGGTCAGCCAGAACTGACCAAGCAAATATTGAGCGCGTCTCGATTGCCTTATGGAGATGGTGCCTGGGTCATCGGACGTAGAGCTTCAAAGGCCGCCGTATGCGCTACCGTCGCTTCAGCTCTAGTTACTCATTATGCGACACGCCCAGAGACGGAGTTCGACATCCTGATTGGTTAGGCGTATAAGAGGGGCAAAGATTCTGCTATGAAATTAAGAGAGTTCCTACTTGGAACGCCGGTAAAAGAAGCCAACGTCCTAGAGGCAGCTGCTGCTTATTTGCCTGTAAATAGTTTCGATGCTTTCGGCGCGTATTTCTCAACGTCAACAACTGCACTGCGAGAAGAAGCGATGGCGGTCCCGTCATTAGCAAGAGCGCGAAACATAATCTGCTCAACGGTAGCAAGCACGATGATCGATGTATGGCAAAAATCGACAGAGACTCGAATCGAACCTCCACGCGTTATTAATCAACCAGACCCGCGCGTCAGTGGTGCCAACGTATGGTCCTGGATTGCTGAAGACATAATTTTTTACGGTTACGCGTATTTATACTGCATCGACCGTTATGCAGAGGATGGCAGAGTGCGTTCTGCTGAAAGAATCGCACCGACTCGCGTAACGGTTATGACTAACGCGCAAAGCACGGAAATCACCGGCTATCGAATCGATGGCAGACAAGTTCGCAATGAAGATATGAAAGTCTTTATGGGAATGGACGAAGGATTACTAAATCGCGCTGGTCAAACAATTAAAGCTGGAGCCTGGTTAGAAAGAACGGCTTTAAATTACGCAAAAGAGCCAGCACCGTTAACAGTTATGAAAACAAACGGCACTGCAATGCCGGGAGATAGAATTCGTACCTTGTTAGATTCCTGGAGCAAAGCTAGAAAAGAAAGAGCGACGGCTTTTCTTAATGCTGATGTGGTATTGGAAAAATTAGGATTTAACCCGGGAGAGATGCAGTTAAATGAAGCCCGTCAGTACATCGCGCTGGAACTTTGCCGCGCTATTGGAATCCCGGCCTGGTTCGCGTCTGCTGACCCGCAGTCAAATACCTATTCAAACGCGATTAATCAGCGACGCGACCTAATCGATTATTCTTTAAAGCCGGTTATGACCGTTATTGAACAGAGATTGAGTCAAAGCGATTTCTTACCGCAAGGACAATATGCCCGTTACAACTTTACAGACTTCCTGCGCGGTAATCCGCTGGAGCGCGCGCAGGTTTACCAGATACTTTCGGGCATCGGTGCTATAACTCCAGAAGAGATAAGAAAAGAAGAGGACATGATTCGATGAAGATACAAGTACCGATTAAAATAACTGCGGCAGATAACAACGCGCGCACTATCTCTGGCCGCATCGTAACTTACGATGAAGTAGCAGCTACGAGCGCAGGACGAACTATCTTTAAAGCAGGTTCGGTCCCGATGATCCCGGTAAAATTAAATTTAGAACACGACAGAACCAGACCGATTGGGATGACTTTATCGATGGACGAAGCATTGGAAAACGGAAAACCTGTCGGAATTGATGCAACCTTTAAAATCGCAAATACAACCGCCGGCACCGATGCGCTGGAAGAGGCAATGTCCGGATTAAGAGACGGCTTTAGTGTCGGAGTTGCAGTAGACGATTATGAAACGGTAGACGGTGCGATGATAATCAAGGCAAGCGAACTGATAGAAGTTAGCCTTGTAACAGAGCCCGCAGTCCGTTCAGCGCGAGTTAGCGACGTCGCAGCTAGTGAGGAAGAAAAAGATTCTGAAGGCACAGAGCCGGCAGATGCAGTAGAAAACCCGACCCAGGAGGAAACAGTGGAAAATACCACCGTCCAAAACGCTCCCGCCGTTGAAGAAGCGGTGGAAGCATCTACGCAAGTCCAGGCAAATGCCCGGCCTGCGTTCTATACCAAGCCACGCATCGAAGTAACTCCAGTCAAATATCTGGAGCAATCCGTACGCGCAACACTTGGAGACCATGAGGCCCGCCAATACGTTATGGCGGCAGATAACACAACCGACAACGCCGGCCTGATTCCAACCCGTCAGCTGACTGAAGTCGTCAACGGACTATCTAACTTAGTTCGTCCCTCAATCGATGCGATTTCTCGCGGTGTCCTACCTGATGCAGGTATGTCCTTCGAGATTCCAAAAATTACACAAGTTCCAACCGTTGCAGTAACAGCAGAGGAAGCAGCACCATCAGATACAGACCAAAATTCCTCATTCGTTACAGTGAACGTCCAGAAATTTGCGGGCCAGCAGACATTCAGTTTAGAACTGCTTGACAGAAGTTCGCCGATTTTCTTTGAAGAACTTATGAAGACTATGGCCGCGGCTTACGCTAAAGCTACAGACGCAAGAGTCAATCTTCTTGTTTATCAGAACGCAACAGGTGATGCGACCACTACAACAACTTATCCAACTGCGGCAGAACTATTAGGAATCGTCGCGCGTGGAGCTGCTTCTGTTTACAACGCAACGCAGCGATTCGCTCGCAATATGATTGTTAATACCAGCCAATGGGCAAACTTGATGACTTTAAACGATAGCGGTCGTCCAATCTATAACGCATCACAACCACAGAACGCGGGCGGTGTAGTTCGTCCAGATTCAATCCGTGGAAACGTTGCAGGACTTGATTTATTCGTAACTGCTAACACAGCACAAGGTACAGATACCGACGGCTCAATCCTGATCGTGGACCCAGAAGCGTATACTTGGTATGAATCACCATCGTTAAAGCTTCAGACCAATTTAATCTCAACCGGTCAGATTCAGGTTATGTACTATGGTTATGGAGCGACAGCAGTAAAGATTGCTGGCGGTTCATTCCATAACAACAAGGCTTAGGCCATTTAGTCATGGGCCGATTCGCTCCTGAGTCGGCCCAGCAGAATCGAAAGGGTCAGAACTGATGCCAGCGATAATTACAGCGACGCAACTTCGCAACGTTCTCGGTGTTAGTTCTGCCCTTTATGATGACACGTATTTAAATCAAATCATCGACAGCGCAGAAAACATAATCCTGCCGATGCTTGTCTCTAACAGTTCCAAAGTCGCTTATGTAAATTTAACTAGCAACGTCGCTTATTACTACACCGTAAGACCTCACGGATTTACGACTGGTCAGACCGTCGTCGTTACCGGACTCTTTGCGCCTTTTAACGGCACCTTTACAGTTACTAACGATTACCGATTTATCTCCGAATATTCTCCGCAGTTCAATTATCCCTATCCATTTTTACCGGCAGGCTTTCTTGCTGAGTTCAGCGGAAAGGTATTTTCGGTCGCAATTAATAACGCGGACATCGACTTGCAGCCAACCATCCCACAAGGCACTGCCACCTTATCCGGTTATGGCGCGGATTCTTTATACGCATCGACTCCGGCGGTTGAATCTGCTGTTTACGTCGTATCCACAGAAATCTTTCAATCCCGACTCTCGATAGGCGGGCAACTCGAAGGCGTGGATTTCACGCCGACGCCCTTCCGTCTCGGTCGTTCGTTACTATCGAGAGTCCAAGCTTTGCTGGCTCCTTATTTAGACGTAGAAACGATGGCCCAATAATGCCGGCTAACTCCATTCAAGTATCAATTAGAGATGCGCTAAAGACGGCCTTCTCCGGACTAGCTGCATCGACGTATAACAGCGTCCCAGAGTCGGTTATTAGTCCAGCCATCGTCATCGTCCCGGATACGCCGTACTTTGAGCCAACTTTTTTAGGCAAAGCCAATGTTAAATTGAAAGTAAATTTAATCGCCACTGCAATCGTGGCGTATAACAGCAACCCGGCTTCTTTGGATAACATCGAGAAGCTAGTAATTAGCATTCTGGCGGCATTGCCCGCCGGATACACCGTCGGCGTTGTAGAACGTCCGCTGGTGTCTCAGATAGGTGCCGCGCAGTACTTAACCTGCGACATCAATCTGTCCACCTACTACACACAGACAAGCTAGGAGTAACAAATGGCGACGACCGTCATAACCGGGCGCGATTTAGTTCTGACGATTGCGTCCAAAAATTACGATGAGCAAGCAACCACTGCAACGCTCAGCGCAGATACCACGATCGAAACTTATCAAACACTTTATGACAAGGCTTATAAGTCCATCGATTCTCAATGGACTTTTGATGTTGAAATGTTGGCCGACTGGGGCGCAGCAGATTCTCTCTGCGAAGCTCTATGGACTGCCGCAGAGACCGCTCCTAATACGCCGCTGGCTTGTAGCCTAACGGCCGTAACCGGCGCAGTCTTTACCTTTAACGTTCTGCCAATTTATCCAAGCGTAGGCGGAACCAGCCCGGACGCTCAGACAGTAAGTCTGTCGTTCACAGTAATCGGAAAACCATCCGAGTCATTTACCTAAGATAGGAAATCAGGAGCATGAAATTACCAATCACAATTGAATTTAACTCAGGAGAACAAGAGACTTATGTCGCTCGTCCTCCTGAGTGGGCAAAATGGGAAAAGCAAACGGGCAAAACTATCAGCCAGGCTTCGCAAGCAATCGGAATCTGGGATTTGATGTACTTGGCCTATCACGCCTCAAAGCGAGAAAATCCAGGTAAACCCATCAAATCATTCGACATCTGGATTGATACGGTTGCAGATGTAACTGCCGGAGACGCAGACCCAAAAGCCACAAGCGCGGGAGCATCGGCCGACTAATCGTCGAGTTATCTCTCGCAACGCAGATTCCGATGCAGTATTGGACGGACGAGCAGGACATCCTGACGGCCATCGAGATTTTAGGAGATAGACGTGGCAAGTGAAGGCATCGCATACGATAGAGCGGAACTTCGCAAAATCACACGATCATTTAAAGCGATGGACGAAGAAGGCGTAGCTGCTTCAAAAGAAATAGGCGGCGAACTAGCAACTTATGCAGCTAATGAGATTAAAGTAGCTTCACTAGGTCGCACCGTATCTGCCCTTGGAGTTCGTCGCGTAGCAGCCGGCGTCCGCGTATCAAAGTCAAGCAAAATCGGCGAATTCTCATATGGATTCGCAACACAGAGATTCAGCGGCGGCGGCACGACACAGCAGCTAGTTTACGGATTGGAGTTCGGCTCCAAGAGATTTAAGCAGTTCCCGTCATACTCAGGGCGCAGCGGACGTGGCGGCACCGGTTACTTTATCTATCCGACACTTCGTCGAATCCAGCCAGAACTTGTAGCAAGGTGGGAACGTCGATTCGCAGAGATAGTGAGTAAATACTGATGGCCGGTAATCGCACTTTAAAGCTCACGATATTAGGCGACACCGAGAACCTTGTAAAAAGTCTCAAAGGCGCAGAAAAAGATACTGAGACCTTTGGCGAAAAAGCCGCTGAATTTGGCAAGAAAGCCGCTGCTGCCTTTGCGGTCGCCGGAGCCGCCATAACCGCCTTCGCCGTTAGCGCGGTAAAGGCAGCGGCTGAGGACGAAGCAGCCCAGATTAAATTAGCTGAGACGATTCGCAGCACTACAAAGGCCACGGCCGAGCAGATAGCCGGAGTCGAAGATTACATAACTCAGACAAGCATCGCCGTGGGAGTTACAGACGACAATCTTAGGCCGGCCTTCTCAAGACTTGTCAGAAGTACGAATGATGTCGAAGAAGCTCAAAAATTACTAAATCTGGCATTAGACCTATCGGCTGCAACCGGTAAACCATTAGAGGCGGTCAGCAATGCTCTGGGACGTGCTTACGACGGGAATACTACGTCTCTGGGCAAGTTAGGACTTGGCCTAGACGATAGCACTTTAAAGAGTAAAAATTTCGATGCAATATTTCAGCAACTCAACGGAACCTTTGGAGACTTTGCAGAGAACGCCGGGCAATCAACTCAGAAGCAACTTGAACGCGTACAAATCGCATTAGACGAAGCTAAGGAGTCGGTCGGAGCAGCATTACTTCCGGTCGTTCAGGAATTGACGAAGTTCATTTTAGAAAAATTTGTTCCTGCTTTAAATTCATTCATCGATGGTTTAACTGGTAAGAAAAGCGTACAAGGTTCGTTAACTGAATCCCAAAAGACTGCGGAAGCATGGGGCAAAAAAATCAGGGGCTTAATCGATACGATCATCGAGTTTAAAGACGAATTGACTATTGTCGCAGGTGTTATCGCGACTCTATTCGTTGTAAATAAAATCGCCGCAGGCGTCTCAGCTACAATTTTATTAATCCAGGGATTAGCTGCTGCTTACACGGCTCTCAGAAATAGCGCAGCGGCGGCGGCAATAGCCTCGCGATTTGCCTTAAATCCATTAGCCGGACTTGGCACAGCTGCTGCCCTTGTTGGAGCAATCGTCGCAGCTACGCGGTTATTTGATAATCAAGCAGATGCGGCTGCTTTGGCCGGTGGTAACACGGTTCGAGCAGAAAGCTTACCTGGAGGATTTACGGCCGGGACAAGGATTACACCTAGCGGAACCGTTGTAACTGGAGGCGCAGTCGTAACCGGTGGAGGGACGGTCGTTAGCGGTGCAGCCGTGGCAACTACTACAAAGCCCGCAGCGGTTGAAGTTACCAAAAAGAGCGCAGAAGAAATAGGCGATGCTTTCGCTAATAGTTTTAGAGGGTTAGTAGGTGGAACGCCTGACGTCGCAGGATTTAGAGCCTTTGAAGAGACCGGGTCCAGGGCAGGTTTAGCTTTGCCGATAGGTCCTACGTTCGACCCAGCTAGATTTAGGATGGGAGAGGAACGCAGCCTGACGATTAACGTTAACGCGCCAAGCATCATTGATAAACCGGCCTTTGCTGAAGCGGTCGTCGATGCTTTAAATGAGGCGCAGTATCGTTCTGGGGCCGGCGGGTCTCAGCTAATCCTATGACGCTCTGGGTCCCGGAATGGCGGGTCAAAATAAACCAGACGGAAATCACGACTGCAACTCTCAGCAACCTGACGATTACTAGCGGTCGCACCGACATTTATTCGCAGCCCACCGCTGGTTATTGCAGTGTAACGCTTGTCGAAACTAACGAGACCTCGATTCCTTATGAAATTAACGATGGTCTGACGATAGAAATAAAGAAAAGTAACGGAACTTATGTTTCTTTATTTGGTGGATTCATAACCGATTTAGCGATTCAAGTCGGCACAAGCGGAACGAATGCCACTAGGCAAAACATCAACATTATCGCCGTCGGAGCTTTGGCGCGGTTAGCCCGTTCTATATTTGAAGGCAACATCGCCAGCGATTTTGATGGCGACCAGATTTATGAACTTCTCTCCACGGTTTTATTTGACCAATGGAACGAAGTCCCAGCGGCTGAAACTTGGAACGCGTATGATCCTGCGGTCCAATGGGAAGATGCAGAAAATAGCGGACTTGGAGAGATAGACCGTCCAGGCGATTACGACCTCGATTCCCAGAACGGCGTTACAGATAACGTCTATGATTTAGCTTCAGGGATAGCAACTTCGGGTCTCGGTTATCTTTATGAGGATTCGTCAGGTCGTATCGGATACGCGGACTCAACGCATCGCGCACAATATCTGGCGACTTTTGGTTATGTAGACTTAGACGGCAGCCACGCGCTCGCGCCCGGAATGGCCGTTACCAAAAGAGCCGGAGACGTCCGAAACTCAATAACCATCGCTTATACCTCATCTGGTAATTCAACCGTAACAGATAGCGACGCGGCCTCGATTAGCGATTACGGGCAACTGGCGACTAATATCCGGACGACCCTTAAGAATCAAAACGACGCAGAAGACCAGGCCGCTTTTTATCTATTGATTAGGGCCTATCCGCAGTTCCAGTTTACGCAGGTAACTTTCCCGCTGGGTTCGACCGACATCGACAATGCCGACCGAGATGCTCTACTTCAGGTCTTTATGGGTCTTCCGGTCAACATCCAAAATCTGCCCGGAAATATGGTCGATGGAGAATTTCAGGGATTTGTCGAAGGTTGGACCTTTTCGGCCGGTTATAAATCTCTTAGTCTGCGGATGACCGTCAGCCCGATAGCCTTTAGCTTGCAGGCCTTCCGTTGGAACTCGGTCCCGGTCGTGGAACAATGGGCCACGTTATCACCGACGCTTGACTGGCTCAACGCTACGATTGTCGCATAAAGGAGACCTATGCCAAATACAACGAACTTTAACTGGGCAACGCCGGCAGACACAGACCTTGTGAAAGATGGCGCAGCCGCTATCCGGACACTTGGTAACTCAATCGATTCATCTTTCGTTGATTTAAAAGGTGGAACGACCGGTCAAGTATTGACCAAAGCATCGAATACAGATTTAGATTTTACTTTTTCTACAGTTGATCCCTTGGTAATTCTTGATGCTAAAGGCGATTTGATTTCTGCTACCGCAGCAGATACTCCAGCAAGACTTGCAGTTGGCGCTAACAATACAGTTTTGACCGCCGACTCCAGCACTTCAACAGGGTTGAAGTGGGCTGCGCCTTCGAGTGGATTGACTTTTATTAGTAATGGCTCTTTCACTACTTCTAGTTCAGTAAATGTAAGTGATGTATTTTCTGCATCATACTTAAATTATCGAA